GCGAATTTCTTGATGCGGCCGCTCCAGCTCGCCAGCTTTAGCGGGGTGATGAACCGCAGATCGTCGGTGCCGGTGTTGACCTCGGCCTGCGTGGCAATCTCGGCAATGCCGGCGGTGGTCTCACTTGCAGCAGGCGCGGAGGTGCCGAACGTGACCCAGCTGATGTTGCTGGAGCCGATCGTGCCGTTGATCTGATCCTGCCGGTAGGTCGTGGCGGCGCTGGTGCCTTCCTCGACCGTTGTGACGGCTTGCTCCAGCTCGGGGAAGGTGCTGGCGTCCAGCGAGCGCGTAGCAGCGCTGGCGGCCCCGTTCCAGATGTAGATGCCGTTTTCTGATGCTGTCGATTGAGCCCGCACCAGGATGCGGTCGCCCGACGCCATCGTGATGCCGTCGATCGTGGCGCCAGGGCTGGCCAGGTTCAGGTTCGACTGGGTGGCGACTCGGCAGCCGTCCTTCCATGCCAAGCCTTCAACCAGTGAGTCCACATAGGACTTCGGCACCGCGTCGCCTGTAGCTGACGGGCTGGGCAGGTTGATGACTTTGGAGACCGACTGGAAGTCGAAGTCTGTAAAAATTCTCTTGCTCATGTCAGGTCAGCCGCGCAAACCCGGCAACAGGTACTACGAACACGATAGCTGTCGTGTTGATGCTTAAGTGCGTGACCAGGCCCTCGATCTGTTGGCTGCCGGTATCGAAAGCTTGGACACTGGGCTTGAAGCCCAAGTTGTGGTTGATTGTCCACTCGGATGCTGCAGTCGCTTGGTTGTAAATGAAGAAAGCCGAGGCTGGGCCGACTGGTCCCGCTACACCTTGGGCACCTTGCGGTCCTGTCGCGGTGGCTGTAACTACCGTGGTTACAGGTACAGATACAACAGCGGTTGTGTTGTCCCCTGTGGTTACATTTACAGTATTCGTAGACTCACTTATATTTACGGACGTCATGCTGTATAGCCCTCGGATACATAGATAGTTCCTTCGAGATAGTATTCACGGATCGTACTGGGGTTTTCCAGTAGGACGTCGTAATAGCATTCGTTGGGAAATGTCGTTGTTTGACTATCTGTTAGCGAGATGGTGATTTGGCCGCTTGCGCGGTTGGTGTAGGTGATGGCGAAGTCGGCGTATTTTGTTGTGCGGTCGCGGTTCCAGGCTTGGGCGTAGGCGGTCCAGCCGGTGAGGTTGATTGCTGCTCCAGTGCTGTCGTTGAACTGGAGCGCTACGGAGTAGTCGGCGCGGCGCTGCAGGCGGATGTTGTAGGTGCCAGGGGAGACGGCCATGGGACTACTCGACCTCCGATTCGTTCATTGTATCGGTTTCGGATTCCTCGGCCTCGGGTTGCTCGACTTCTTCGAGGTCGCTGTTATCTGGTAGGTCCAAGAGTTCTTCTTCGATGTTGATGTTGTCGGGCAGGATTTCGCCACGGCGGAGGACTTCCAGCAGCATGGCGTTGCTGATCTTGCCGGTGTCGGCCAGTTGTGCCAGGACGGCTACGTCTTGGCCGATCAGGCGGTAGTAGTCGAAGTCGCGGTCGATGGTGATTTCGGGAGGTTCCAGGCCGACGTATTGGGCGGCGAAGGCGAAGGCTTGGTTGAGGGCGGACTCCAGTTCTTGGCTGATGATGGAAAGGACGGAGTTGGATTGGGCTTGGTCGATGCGCTTGGCCTCGGCGGATTCGGCAACGAATTTTTGGCCGAAAAGTTTGGTGACGCCAAGCGTGGACATTTGCGAGGCGAGGGATTCCAGTTCGGACATTTGGGCGTCGAAGCTGGTGGCGTCGGCTTGGACGTAGTACGCCTTGTTGCCGGGTTGCATGGCGATGGCGTAGTTGACGCCCATCGTTGCGGAGCCGGTGGTGTCATCCCAGCCCTCTAGGACGAGGGTGGGCATGGCGGCGATGTGGAGGGCGTGGATGAGGTCGGCTTGGCGCTGGTAGTGGGTGATGTTGAGGTTGGCGATGTCGAGCAGTGGGGGCTGGGAGATCAGGAGGCCCCGGCGGTTGCTGTAGATCGGGACCAGGGGGATTTCGGGCAGGCTGTAGTCGCCGGATTCCGTGAATTCGACTACTTCTTGGCCGAGGGTGTAGAGGTCGTAGCGGCCGGGGTAGATGACGCGCATCTGCTCGACCTGTTCTTCGCCAAACTCGTTCAGGGGGCGGACGTCGTAGTCGTGGATGCGGACCTGCAGGAGACGGTTGGTGCCAGCTTCTTTGCGCCAGCCCCAGATTTGGGGGGCATCGACGTGGACGAAGTAGGGGCGGCGGCCCAAGGCGCGTTCTTCGGCCAGGTTGCGGGCGCCCATGGCGGCCGGGTAGTCAACCAGGATGGCGCTGTGGCCGTAGGTGAGGCTACTGACGAGGGAGCGGCGGGCGTATTCGTTGATGCTGGAGCCCAGGCCGTCGATGTTTTGGATTAGCTCCAGCCAGTAGGGGTCGCCCTCGACGTGGATGGGTTTGCGGAGGATGGCGCCAGCGGCGGTCTCGATTAGGCGGCTGGTGTACGGCGATAGTACGGACCGATTGACGCGGGTGGTGTAGGCGTCGTCGTCTTCGCGGGGTTCTTGGGGGAGGTAGGTTTCGCTGAGGTCGCGGATGTAGTTGGTGCCACGGGTGACGGCGGCCATGACGCTCCAGTCGGACATCATGGCGATGCTGTCCAGGTTGCGGACGAATGGGGATTCGCTGACTACAGCTCCGGTTGGCGGGATGTTGGCGCTGTAGACCACGGCTGGACTCCTACTTTGTACCTATTTTGGCAGTGAACGCGGCCTTGTTACCGTGCGCGAGTGGAATACGCCGGTTCGGGAGCCTTGGAACCCGGTGATCCAGCAGTGTCTGAAGGGGGTGGATGAGCATGTGCGCCAGTACATTCGGACGGGGAATGTGTGGCATTTGGAGAAGGCGGAGTTTTTGCGGAAATATGTTATGGAGTTGAAGATTTGGATACATAAGGTGGAGGGGAGGTAGTTACCACTTCACCTTGTTTGCCCAGAAGGCGGCGGACATTTTGCCCTTGGCTATGTTTTTGGCGTGTCGTGCTTGGAAGGATGCCCGCCTGGCTTTGTCTGCTGCTGATTCTCCTTTTTGGGGTGGTGAGCCAGTTACGCCCTGCTGACCGAAGCGAATGAGGCGCACCACGTTGCCCTCTTTGGCGAGGACTGCGTGGGATTTGTTAGGGTGGTTGGGGGTGCGCTTGGGTTTGTTGTAGCCCTCGAAGGTTTCGCCTCGGTATTCAATCGTCATCGTCGTCTTCCTCGTCGTCGGGGTCGTTGATGGGCACCAGCACTTCGATGCCGTGGGCAAGCATTGTGACGAAGCCGCCCAGAGTTTCGGGGAGGGAAGGGGTTTTGAAGGCGAAGGTGGCGTGCGTCAGGCCGTCTTCGGCGTCGATTTCGACGTGGATGCAGCCCCCGGTGATGGTTTGGATGGCCATTAGCGGCTGATTTCCTCCCAGTCCATAGATGCGTGGACACTACAGGTTGATGTGCTGCCTGTCATGACGAGGCTTAATTCGGAGGGGGTGCTGGTGAGGCCGTCGCGCTCCAGCTGGAATTTGAAGAGGGCTTCTTTGAGGATGTCGATGGTGGGGGAGCTTTGGGTGGAGGCGCTGAAATAGCCTTGGGCGAGGATGCGGCCGCCGGCGGTAGATGTGCCGGTGATGTTGTATTCGACGGAGGAGTTGGCGCCGGCGCTGACCCAGGCGCCGCCGGTTGTGGTGGGGCTGGCGACGACGCGCCAGTTGTAGTTGGTGTTGGTGGTGACGCCGAGGAGGGAGATGGCGGTGAGGATGACGATGGCGTCGAGGGTGGTGGATTTCAGGCGGAGGGAGACGATTGGGTAGTAGGTGCCGATGGTGGCGAGGCTTGTGGGGGTGTTGATGGGGGTGCCGATGGCTTGCTGGAGGCCGCGCAGTTCGTAGCCGCCTTCAGAAAGGACCGTGGAACAGACTTGTTTGAGGGTGCTGGCGCTGGCGGTGGCGGCGGTGTTGGTGATTTCGTAGCGGAGGGGGAGGGAGGCGGTGGTGATGTAGGTGGAGGTGATGATGTTGGCGTGGTGGAAGGAGTGGCAGTGGATGAATTTGCCGTTGATGACGAAACCCATGCGGACTGTGCCAAGGCCCAGCCACTCAATGTCCATCCAGAGGATTTGGGCTTTGGTGAGGTCGAGGGTGAGGTTGGAGGGGCCGGTGCCGTTGAGGGGGTCGATGTTCCAGTCGGATTGGGCGACGCGAGTTTCGGCTAGAGAGCCGGTGGAGGAGCTGCGTTCGACGAAGGAGAGGGTGGTGTTGTCCAGCTCCAGGTACATGCCGTTGGCGGCGCCGTAGTAGCCGATGCGCTGGCGGAGGTTGGTTTTGGCGGCGTTGAGGGTGAAGGTGGACATCACCAGCAGGGATTTGCCCGGCTGGTAGGAGAAGCATTTGGTGGTTTCGCGGATGACCGAGGAACCGGAGGCTGTGGTTACGGCGAGGTTGACCAGGCCGGCGTCGGCGTCAAAAGTTGAGGTGCCGCCGGTTGCGGTGGAGGTGCTCCAGAGGCCGTTGTCGCGGTAGCGGTGGCTGGAGTCGAAAAGGGTGAGGGGGCTGGACGTGCGGATGCGGCCGAAGGCGTCGGTGGCTCCAGCAGAAGATGCGGCGCCGCCGGTGGAGGTGCCGAAGGGGTAGGGGGTGGTGACGGAGGTGGAGTGGAGGAGTTGCATCGGGGCCTCGATGTAAAGAATTGAGGCTATTTCTTGGGCTTTTTGGCGGTTTTGGCCGATGCCTTGAAGGCGGCGGCGGTGGGGGCGCCTTTAGAGCCAGGCTTACGCATGGTTTCGCCGCTGCCGGCTGCGATGCGCTTGCGTTTGGCCGCAATGTTGGCGTAAAGACCGCGCTTAGCCATCACTTTTTACCTTTCTTGGCGGGTTTTTTCTTCATGCCGGCTTCGGACATGGCGATGGCGATGGCTTGCGTGCGGGATTTGACCGCGGGGCCTTCTTTGCTGCCCGAGCGGAGTTCGCCTTTGCTGTATTTACGCATCACTTTGGAGACTTTTTTCTGGGCCTTGGTGGGTTTTTTAGCTGCCATGGCCAGATCAGAGGCTACATATAAGTCTAGGCGTGCTAGGATCTACAGTGAATCTGCGCTTGTCATGCCAAAACCCCTTCCGCCGCAAGGTATTTTGCAGGAATGCTTGGAGTACGACCCCGAAAACGGAGAACTGATATGGCTTATGCCGGATCCGCAGTCACGTGTTCGACCGGGCACGTTTTTCGGTACAAAAACATCGGTAACGTCTGGGTCAAACAGTACCAAGCATTACTACGCGGGTAGGTTTCATACGGTTACTTACTACGCACATAGGTTGATTTGGATGTATATGACGGGAGAAGATCCAGGGGAGTTGATGGTTGATCACATAAACGGTAACGGTTTGGATAATAGGTGGAAGAATCTGCGGACAGTTAAACGGGGACAGAATACTGCTAATCAAAAAGGGCACAGAAGGAGACGTTCGCCTTACAAGCATGTGTATAGACGCGGACTTAAGTGGATTGGGCAGGTACGACGCAACGGAAGGTTGTACTCGACGGCGGCTTTTGTCACGGCAGAGGAGGCAAAGTGCGCGGTAGAAATGATTATTACCAGACTCGATAGTTAGTTTTACCCATGTTCTCAGGTTTGGCGAGGTTAAATACTTGCAGACACATATATCCCAAGGCATCGAATGCGTGATCAACCCCAAGATTTTTATTGGGGAGGCCGGTGTTGGGCGCATAAGTGAGGGTACGGAGAGATTTTATCAACTCTTTACACTTGGGGCTAATGCGGATGCGGCGGTTGCCTGCTGCATCCAGTAGGCCCATGTTTACGGCATTGATCTTGTCGCGGATTTTCCAGGGGGCTCGGGGACTGGAGACGGTGAAGCCGGATTTGCGGAGGATGGAGTGGTCGGTTTGACCCACGCCGGAGGTTTTGCGGGCGCCGCCGGTGGGGTCGGGGCAGCTGATGATGCGACGTTCGACTCCGAACTTCTGCTGTACGACTTCGCAGAAATCCCAGGTTGTATCGCCGCCCG